AATGGCATCCATTGAATTCATCTTCAATCGGTCGTTGAGGGTGGATTTGATGCTATGCTGACCAGTGATAGTTTGACGAGGCATCTTTCCTGCACCCTTTAACTTATTGTTCTCTTCACGCAAGGCTTTTAGTTCTGCCATGTATTTAGCTTTCCCCTCCTGCTCAACTCGTAGTTGCTCAGTTAGGACGTGCGAGAATACTGCTGCCGCTGCCACATTAGCCCGTTCTTGCGCGTTGGTGGGCCACAGAGCAGAGTTAAACTTTTCAGCAAGGGATTGCACCTGTGCATTGTGTCTCTGGACTTGTTCTAGCTTCTCTGGGGTTGCGTCTTTAGGTGCTTCCGCAAACCTAGCCCACGGAAGTTCTTTGGTGATGGAATCGATATGCTGATCGATCTGCTCAACTTCTTTGTGATACCACTGTCCTTTCTCTTGCTCACGTTGAGCAAGAATCTGCTCTGCATTTTGTGCGGCATTTTCAATTTCTTGTTCTTGCTTTTCTTTGAGATCAACAACATCAACAAGATTGCGTTTTAGACGCTCCGAATCGGTAAGTGGTAGCTTGTCGATTGCATTGTTCTTCCACCAACTTTGATCTACGGCATCAGGCCCGCCCGCTTTTTCAATCGATTCAATAACGTCCTCGCTTGCTCCGTTTTTGCGAAGAATGCTGTAGATATTCTCCTTAGCAGACGCAATTGGTTGGTTGTATTTCGATTGAAACTCTGGGTCGTTTTTGATATCGAAGATTGCACGGAATTTCTTCAATTCATCGTAGTCATCAGGTGCTTTAAACTCCTGTTGACGTGATTCCATCTCGACAACACGTTGACGCAGTTGCTCTGCTTCCTCGGATTGTTTTTTGTAGGTGCTTGCCGTTTCTTGAAGTTTTCGCCAGTTAGAACGATTAACCTCCGAAAGATTGCGAGGTTGCTCGATTGAAGCAATTTCTGGATCCAATTCGACTTCTGGAGTTGCAGGTGCTTCTGGAGTCTCTGTAGATTCCGTGGTTTCAGTAACCTCTTGCTCTGGTTCCTCGATTGGTTCAATTTCCTCAGTTTCGGCAGGTTCCTCTGCGTACACTGGCTCAACTCCGCTTAGTGCAGCGTCAAGTAGTGCATCGATTTGATTTTCAGTTGATTCATCAATCGGATCTGCGTCCAATGATGGGTTTCCGTATCCAGTAACACTGGATTCTGCTTTTTCGTTTTCGTTTTCCATAGATTTATTAATTGGTTGTTGATTTACTTCATTGACTTCTCTCCACGGCACTTCCATTTTTTCCTGCTTAAATTATTTGGTGAATTTGGATCATCCTTCCAGTCACCTTTAATGTTTGCGCTTCTAGCACAATACGCATCACCTTTCGATGTGCCGGGTCGAATACGATCCTTGCCATCCTTAGCTTTCCCGGCTTGTCCGTATTCAACTGTCCTCGTTCGACCAGTTGCCTTGTTAGTGATTGTTTTGCTGAACCTTGGTTTGATTTCTGCCATATAGTTTTGACGTAAATACTAGGTACTTTTTCCGTCACATAGACGTGAAGTTCCCTGCGCTTGGATCGGTGCTATCCTGTGAAGAATTTACGCAGTCATCGATTTCTCGCAATGCCATCTCAAAACCTTGTTTCAACATGGCTTGCATTGCAACGCCTTCGACGGAAACTTCCGTTATGAAGGGAATTCGACTGCGCAAATATAAACGCAATTGACTCCCTGTTTTCTTATCGTAGTCCCGCAGACGTGATGCGTCAGATTCTTCCCATTTCATATTTATTTATTAATATATTTTATTTCATCATCGACTTAACTTTGGATTTAACTTTTCGGTAAGCCTTTTTGCCAGCTTCGACCAATTGCTCTGGAGATACGATGCCTTGGTCGCTCATTCCTTGTTTTTCGATGCGATCATAATTTGCTTTTTCTTTTGCGGAATATTCTGCTTTCTTTTCCATTTCCTTTTCAGATTCAGAAAGCAAGTCCTCAACTTCCGCTTCTTTGTCTTTAGGCGTTGGAAGAGGTTCAACTTTTTTCATAAGTTTAGCCTCTTTTTCGCTAATAGCACCCAAAGCACCTCCTTTGGGAAATGCTGATTTATTGTCTGCAAGTTTGCTGATGATTTTGGCTCTGTCTGGCATAATATTATCCTGCTGTTACTGGTTTAGGTGGTGCAGCAATTTGACTTACTGCGTTAGTTTGTGAAGGGTTTGATGTTCCAACTGCCTCTCCCATTGCGGTAGCCTGTGCAGTCGATGGTCTACGTCCACCTCCTCCACCTCCACCACCTGCTGCTGCTGGAAATAAATCACCTTCTGAAATTGGTGCTTGTCCTGCTGTGAGATGAGTAATTGCTTCAGAAACTGCCTTCTTGTACTCGGCAATCTGCTTCTTGTCTGCACCCTTCGCTTCAGCGTTCTGGACGTGACCGATAAAGTGCTGTACTGCCGATTGTAGGGGTTTAATCATCTCTGGAGGCATCGACCCTGCTGGAGCGTTAGCAATGAGCGGGAATAGCTTCTCTATGATTGTCTGGATGTGAACAATATCGTTGTCCCGTGGAGAAACTGGAATGTCCTCACCTGAGATGATGCTCTGAAGTTCGATAATCTGCTGCCTCGTTGCCTCGATTGCCACTGCCTCAACCTGATCTTTAGGAAGGATGACTTGGTTAGCAATGGATTCACCCACTTTGCGTGACCAATCCAACTTCATCAACTCGTCTTGGTTGATTTGTGGGTTACCCGTGTAGCGTTGAATCAGAAGATCAAGGATTGCCGCATCTTGACCCTCGGTTTGAGGTAAAAGTTCCTCTGCTGGTGAGAATGCCATTAAAAGTATGTCGCTAGGTGGCAAGTTGCGCTCCAACATGGACAAAACGCATGAAACTGCTTCTTCATCGAGGTGTCTAGGGATCTCAAATGGCACTAGGAACGATGGAATCTCGGATTGTGCCTGTTCAAACGCTTCTACAACCTCTTTTTTAGCCCACATTGCGTTAGGATTCTGCAAACGAGCAAAATCAATCTGCGTTTTTAGCTCAGATGCGGCTTTAACGTGTTCTGGATGGCAAATTCCACGTTGCATACGTTCGACTGCCTTGGAATATTGTTTAACCCAACGCATTAAAATGCCTTCCCTAATCTGATTTTCCACGGCAGCAATGCGGTTAACCTCGGATGCGGTCTTATCGCCACCAGTGATGTTCATAACACTGCTTGGCAGGAAAGTTCCCATCTGGATTTCAGCCAATCCAGACATGAATTGGTCGAGTTTAATGAAATCTTCCACGTCAGCGGGGATTGCGGACTGAACAACGTCATATCCCTCTGCGACATAGGCAACGGGATGCATTACTTGAAGCGGAGGAATGCCTGTTTTAGCGGTTGGGCCTTTCTTAAGTAATAGCATCCCGCGCAGATACGAGTTATCGACAATGAGATTTCGAGCTTTGTCGATAGCAATGTGCGTGTTATACAAATCTCGTCCTGCGCCACGGGATGACATCAACGCACCAGATCCAATCTCGATAGAGAATAAGGCGATTGTATCCGACATTCTGTTGTATCTATCCAATTGTGTACAGATTTCATCTCCTGACTTATCGTCAAAAAGATAACGTGATATTTTTCCAGTTGGTTCCTTGATTAGCAATTCACCTAGTTCGACGTATTTTGCATCGTTTTCATAACTTGCTCCATAAGAACCCTCTCGCGTCCAGTCCTCATATCGGCGAGCATCATCATCAGAATCAAGCGTTCGTCCCGCTGGGGTTGCGTTGTTGATTGCCTTTACCAAGTTATTGATGTGCCAACCTGCAAGTGCAGAGAGTCTTGGTTGCTCCAGCACTGGTAGCAATTCAGCAATCTGGTATCGACGCTTCCTAGCCCAAATCGGCGTTGAGTCCGCTTCCTGTGGGGTTTCGATGCTGAAGAACGTATAATCTTGGCGCAGGAACTCTGGTTTCCAGTCTCTCACGTCATCCCAGCACACCGCACAAAAGCCAAAGGTCGTATTCTCATGCGTTACTTGAGCCACTAGATCATCGTGACCCTTCCAACCCCGGATGCATTTCGTGATCTCTTCGCGAAAAATCTTTGTTTTGTTTTCTTCGCTTACTCCCTCCAACGGGAACTTGGAATATGTTAACGTAGGGGACTGCTCGATCACCTGTTTAAATGGTGGTTGTAAACGGCTAACCATCGTAGACAAAAACCCAGTTGGGCGATTGCTGCGCCAATTCTGACCCATGCTTTCCAATTTTTTTGCACTATACGGAGGTTCATTGTTTAGCTTCTTCTGAATCAATTGGTTCTTGCGGTTTCTCTCGACATTCTGTTGTTTCAACCTGCGATATGCAGAATGCGCTTGCTGGCAGTCTTTAAACGTCCGTTTAACTTGCAGTGTATCTGGATTTACAACGTCCCCAGTAGCGTTATCGTCAACAATCTCCAGTTCGGAAACACGTTGCTTGTCCGATGGTTTCATAATCCGCGCAGCTTTCGATGCGTAGACGTTGGTGACTTCTGCTGGAATTGGTTTGGTTGTATCTGCCATATTATTTGAGATTTAGCCAGCAATCTACTGGCAAATTTTCTGACGGGGAAATGCTGTCTCTGGACATGAAAACTGCGGATTTATTATCGTGGCGTAACAACAAACAACCACCTAGTGCTTTGGAGGTTTTGGTTTCTTTCGCTTGTCTAATGCTGGCACTTAACCTATCCGTTGCCTTCACGCAAGCACCGCAACCGCTTTTCCATTGTGCATTTTGTTTGCAAGCAAGACAAATCTTTGCGCGTTGCTCTGCCAACTCACTGGATACAAGTGCTACTTCTTTTGAAGAATTGATAACATTTTTAGCCCAGATCGTAATGTCATTTAGCAACTCTGTCTTTTGACTAGGTGTATTAACAGATGTTACAACTACCATATCAACTCCGTGGCAGAAGTTAGGGTTCTTGCTACAGATGTACGAATTGACATCACCCTCAACGTCACCAACTGGCAAATGGTTTTCGGCGCGAAAATTCGTGACAACCTCAAGAAGATTGTCATAGCTATGAGCAGTGAGTTTTGCATCACCATCGTAGTAATGCCAACCCCCCGGTGGGATCATTCCAATTATCGGTTTTGCCATGAATTTTTGAGTTTTACGTCAATTTTTTAAGGTTTGCAAGCAAATTCTTACTTATTTATCAAATTAATTGCTGAAATCAACGAATTCATAACTTTCAATTCCAGTATGTTTTTTCTGGAAAACAAACTTTTCTGGTTTCGGTTCGGTCATCGTAGCAACAACTCCACCCCGTTGACGCATGAGGTAGACCAGCAGGGACAGGGAATCGAGTGCGTCAGGACTATTTTGGCGAGTCCGTTTTACGAAGTCTCCCTTGCTCTCGACTCTCACCAACCCCTGCCCCTGCTGCTTGTACCTGCGAGAAGTTGCTTGACGAACCAACTCCTCGGTACGGAAGCTCGGTGAGATTTTTAAATACTCAAACTCTAGGTACTTTGCTAGTCCGAAAATTAGCTCAGTAACAACTCCAGAGTATAACTCATTTGCGCGTTGTGTATCATCTCCAAGAATATGGGTTTCGGAACTAGCCCATGAATAATTGACTCCCATCACTTCGCTTCCGTACAAGGATCTCAACGCATCGTGGATTCCTGCTCCGTTTCCAGTTCGGTCAACACACAACCAATTCGCGCCGATTCTCATCTCCTTTGCGAAGCGGATAATCTCTGCGGTCTGCTCTAGTGTTGCCAATTTCGGAAACTGCATTTGCGAGTCTAATTGCAAACACGTCTTTGGCTTTTTGAATTCTCTAAATTGTCCATCCCGTGGAGTCCAACCATCACAGAGTCCGTATCGCCCGAATGAGCAGACAACTTGATCTCGCCCCTCCAACGCCAAATCAAACGCTGCTAGAGGCACTACAGGCCCAATAAACCGCAAGCTACCCATTGCATTGTCCATCATTGCGGGCGTTATGATTGCCATCGATATGCCTTCCTGCGGGAAGAATCCACGGGCCATCGTGTAGTATTCGGCAGTCCTACCCTTTGACTCGTATGCCATGTAACCCTCGTAGGATTGGAAGCCGGGGAACACAATCTCCTTCTCCAGTACATTCTCGCACCTAGCAGCGTCTAACCTCAAAACGTGCCATCCCTCCCTACTTTCCCATTCAAAGTCTTCCTCGCAGTCTACACTCTGCCAACCTCGTATTGGTTCACACCTTTTTCCGAATTCACTATTCCTGTCT